CATAAGAACCGCCAGACGCATACTGACGCTTCCGCCACCCACCAACAGGCTGCAACGTGCCTTCAATCCACCGCACCAGATTGGAATCGTACCACCGCCCGGCGGCTTGATATTGCGTACCCTGGCGGTAAATCCCTGGCGGGAGTTTAAGCGGAATATACGGCATTGCGCTTCACCGCTTCCATTTCAGAATGGATTGAACCGTCTTGGTTTCGTAAATCCGAATTGCGGTCCAGATTATTGTAAAAGCCGCCGCAATAGCAGGCAGAACCTGAGCCAATGTCCCGATCAGCGTGGCCACTGAAATGGCGTCCACAACGTGTTTGGCGGTTTCGTTGTGATCTAGCGCCATGGTTCAGCCCTCTATCAATTTCTGCCCGCTGACGGCCAGAAGCATTTGTCCGGTTTGCTCATTCGCCCGAACCATCTCATTCCGAAAACTTTCCACCGCTGCACCCGTCTGGCGCTGTTGCTGGCTGTTTTCGATCATCAAAATGGGAAGCCAAGCCATTGAACAAGCCCACTCATCCACTTCCTTGCCGGTGTTTGGATTGGTCCCCCGCACTTGAATAAACCAGGCACAATCCAACTTCCGGCAGGGATTAAAGCCGTCTAAGGGGCAGTTATGCTTGGCTTCGATCTGCATTAGTCTTTAGTCGCCAAGATGACATCAACGTAAGAAACGGCAAGATTGATAGCGGTGCCGGTAAAGGTGTGCGTGTGAGAACCGCCGCCGCCGGTACCAGAAGTGGTGAATGTGTGGGTATGAGTCCCTGAAGAACCCATAGATATACGAGATGTAGGAATTTCATTAGTTGTTGGACCGGAAACCTGAACCGCTGACGTGGCGCCTCCATTACCGACAATCATATTCAATGAGTGTGTATGGTCACCGCCAGCATCAGTAGTCCCAGTATGCGTATGGCTTGGGATTTGGCTAGAATCAAGTGTCGTTCCGCCAACCGTGCCCGCCACTGCCTGAGAAGCAAAAGCCGTGGTGAATGCCACGCTACCGCCAGAACTGGCGGAACCAGAGACAACCCGCAAAGCCTTGTCGTTATGCGTGGTTGATTTCGTCCAGCCAGTAGGTGCCGCCGTCTGGGCAAACAACATCACCGTGCCAGATGGGAAAGCGTCAACCTTAGCTGTCACCGCTGGTAGTGTTAGCGTATTGCTGCCCGCTATCGCTGTTGCCTGAAGATTAATACTGCCAGAGGTAGAGCCAACAAACTTAGCCAGGGTGCCAATTTTAATACTTACCGCCGTACCGCCACCATTAGCCGCAAAAACGGCATCAATCAGGTCCATGTCGGTATTCAGCTTACCGCCCCAGCTATCGGCAGAAGACCCAACTTCCGGCTTCGTTAGCCCCAGGTTGGTGGTGGTGGTATCAGCCATTTATTGCACCCTTGTCCATGTCTCAGCGCCATCCGGTATCGCTGTCCAAGTATTAGACACCGGGGCTGCTGGGGTCCAAGCCTCTGAACCATCTGCAATCGGTGTCCATATTGTAGCGGAATCCGCCGATTGGGTCCATATTTCTGTGCCATCTGGAATGTTTGACCATTTCAAAATGGCAGAAACTTCCATGGAGCCAAAAGCATCAATAGCGGCTGAAGCAAATTGAACCCGGTTGGCTGTGACTACAACAGAGCCAATGCCTTCTATTGTCACCGCGCCCAGGTAAACCACCGCCCCGGAGGCTGTTACAACCGCCACACCATCAATAACGACAACCCCGTTCTGTATCCGCTGGGCCGTGGCGGCTAGATCGCCCACCCCGTCTATGGCGACCTGGCCAGCCTGTATCCGCTGTGCCACTACTGCTAGATCGGCAACACCATCAATCTGCGTCGCCCCTGCCGCCGTTATATTGGCCGAAGGCGAAACCGTGGCAGATGCGTCAATCGCCGCCTGGGCATAGAAAACAACTTTGCCAGGATCACTAAACGGCTGTCCGCTAAATGAGTGTAACCCGAACATCTAATTACCAGGGCAAGGGCGGTGAAACGTAAGTTTCATTACTTTACCTCCAATGCGGCAACCTTGGCAGACAATTCTTGAATGGCGGCAACAAGATGAACAACGATCTTGCTATAATCCACGCCTTGAGGTTTGATGCTGCCATCTTTGTTGATGGCATCTTTTTCGCCACTCACAGCTTCCGGGATTACCGTTTGTAATTCGTGCGCGATGAACCCTTCGCCATAGCTGTTATTAGCGCTCCACTTGTATATGCAAGGCTTGAGCGCCGCGACTGTTGAAAGCCCAGAAACTAAGGGTTTTACATCGCGCTTCAAACGATAATCAGAAGTCACGTTATACGATGTAGTGGTTCCATTTGTTGTAATAGTTCCGACATTGCCTCCACCTGATCCATACCCAAAATAAACAAGTTCCGAGCTGCTACTTCTCGCCCATGCAACGAGAGGAAAGTTAGCTGAGTCGCAAATAAATACGCCAGCATTATTACCACTTACTGCGGCGCTCAAGCGTCCCCCAATAGCAGCAGAAGCCGACAGCCCCACCAACAAATTGCCGCTGCTGTCGATGCGCATGCGCTCAACGGAATTGCCGACCCACCGTTGAACCGCCGTTCCAGTAACCTCGTAAGTCAGCAAATTGGTTGCTTCATGCTTGATGGTAAGCGTTGATTGCGTAGCGTCTGTAAGTAACAGAGAAGGGCTGTTGGCGGGAGAAGTCACCACCAACCTAGCGGCTGTCGCTACACTCGTTCCAATCCCCACGTTGCCGCTGCTGTCGATGCGGAGGCGTTCAGAACCGCCCGTGCTCGCAGCAATAGTATCAGCCGCCGGGAACCACACGCCTGTATTGAGGTCGCCCTTAGCGGCAATAGACGGCAACGCCGCCGCTCCCGCACCAAACGACGCAATGGTATTTACAGTCAGCGAAGCGTCTGGTGATACAGTCCCAATCCCCAACCTGTTATTGGTATCATCAAAAAACAAAGACGCATTATCCTGGGCATATACCCCAGAGGCGCCAGCAAACACCACCGAGCCAGCCGTAAACGCCGTGGCGGTCCCAGTGCCGCCATTGGCAGGCACTAATGTCCCGGCCAAAGCAACGGCCCCAAAAGACGCAGTTGACGGCGTTAAACCAGTGCTGCCTGCGCTAAATGATTGAACTGTTTTCGACGCAGGAAGGCTAATAAACACATCCTTGGTGCCAGATGTGAAAGTGACAGCACTGCCGCCATTGCTGGAAGATAGAATGGTGGTTCGGGCAAGCGTGGCAGGGCTGGTAAATGTACCAATACCCACTTCCCAATTAACCCCACTCTGATCCGCAATCGTGTAGTAAGTCGTGTCACCAGTATCCAGGGCCGCATCGAAAGTCTGATAGCCCGTAACCGCACCAGCTAGGGTAAAGTTACCCGTGCCGATGGTGGTGGACGTTTCTCTTACACGATCAGCAATAACAAACGCCATTTCACCAACCTCTATTCAAGAGTTATATCGAGATCACCAGCCGGGATACGGAACACATCGCCGGAAGCGATGGTTTTAGAAGCCGTCAATTCGCCGTAAGCCAGCATATTGCCGGAAGTCAGCGCATCGAACACCGCAACATAGGTAATGGTTCCCCAAGACCCTGTCGCCGCATCAAACTCAACCGCGCTGCTATTGGTGCTGGCATTGCCGCTGGTGGTCATTGTCACCGCCTTGCGAGCGTAACCATTGCCGGAGACTTCCGTACCGCCACCGCCCTCGCCAGGCGCCGCCGTAAACAGACCAAGGTATAGGCTTCCAGACGGCGAAGAAAATGCCGTTCCGGAAAACACATAAGCCATTATCTTGTTTTCAAGATAATTGGTGAAGGCATTTGTGGTCATTAACCAAAACTCCTTGCCCGCATCCGAAGGGCGCTGGTTGCCATCCGGCTCCGCTCATCGGAAACCTTCAGATCGTTAAGGCACCGCTCATAAAGCGTTCCCCAGGTAGAAATACGCTGATCGTCCTGCAAATACGGCGCGGCCTGCAAAAGCGCGCCATAAAGGTACAGATCAGGCGAATCCGTCAGAAGCCAATTCGTCGTATTGGAAACCGAAAGCGCGGGGATCGTGGCGTAATAGGTCAACTCGCCAGTATAGGCGGACCCGCTATCCGGCGCCGGGACAACCTGAAACTGCTGGCCAATCTGCGTATAATAGATCGGCTTGCCGGTGGTCCCGTTGGCACCCTTCAACATCGCCGCCTGATCAGGAGAAAC